AGACCTAACCCCTTCGAAGAACTACAACGAAGAAGTGTTGGAGTTTATAGATGAGAAACTAAACGATGTGGAATGGTTCGAGAAGAATTGCTTCGCCATCTACTACGGCGATGAATTAACTTTGGACGCGATGAGTGATTTGACGGGGATCAGTCGCAATACATTATACCGTGCTATCCGAGATACAAGAAACTACCTACAAGATGAAATCGAAAGCTCAAGGTTTAGGCGATAAGGTTGCAGCCATAACAAAGGCAACGGGGATAGAAAAAATTGTAAAGACTTTTTTCGGGGATGATTGCGGATGCGATGAAAGGCGCGAACGCTTGAATAAGATGTTTAGCCGACCCGTTAAGATGATGGATTCGGCTCAAAGGAAATTCTTTGAAGAAGAAATAATGACACGCTACAAAAGCGGTCAAAATTTAACCAAGCACATCGGGGATGAGTTCTACAAATTATATGAAGAATTATTAAGCAAGAAGAAACAAAGAACTACGTGTGCTTCATGCAATAAAAATATGTATATTGAACTTTTGAAAATATACCAATCAAGCTGCGATGAATAATTTAATAGACTGGGTGTTGGAAAAGGAAACCCCTGAAATCCAAATCAAATCCCCAAAGGTAAAAGCGTTAATGTACTGCAAAGAATCGGTAGAGAAAATCGGATTCACTTGGGAGCAAGTAATGTCTAAAGATAGAAAAGCGGGATTAGTGGATGCGCGAAGGTGTGTTTCAAGGCATCTACTTCTAAACGGATTCACGACGGTATCGGTAGGGGAAGAGTTGAACCTTGACCACTCGACTATCGTTTACCACAAAAAAAAGTTTAAAACCCTTCACGAATACGATGCAAGTTTTCGTCATACGTGGGCAGAATTTTCAAGGATATGAGTAAAACAAAAGACATGCGCCAGGCAAGGCAACACTTAAACGAAGGACAAGACTACGTCCTTTTTTCCGTATCCCGCGACAAGATATTTGTAGACTATAAAGATAACGCTTCGTTGAATATTATAGGAGATTTAGCGGTAGCCAATAAAGACTTCGCAAACTATCTCGAAGAAGTTTTACGTGCCATTAAAAACCAAAAAGATGAAGACGAAGCAAGTACCGATTAGTCAAATATCGATTGATCCCCATAACCCACGGACGATAACTAAAGAGAAGTTTGAAGAACTTAAACAAAGTATAATAGACTTTCCTGAGATGCAGTTAGTGAAGCCTTTGGTTATAGCAGACGGTTTAGTTATCGGGGGGAATATGCGGCTACTGGCTTTTAAAGATTTAGGTTATAAGGAAGTGTACATAAATGACGTTACCGAATGGTCACAAGCGAAGCGTGACGAGTTTATGATAAAGGACAACTCGCACTTCGGAGCGTGGAACTATGACACTTTAGCGAACGAATGGGATGTGCTACCGCTACAAGATTGGGGGTTGGATATTTGGAAAGAGATGGCACAAGAAGCCGTAAACGAATTAAAGGATAAAGGTCTAAAGATAGACTTCAACCCTGACGATTATGATACCGCACACGAGTTAGTTACATCGTTAAAGAACCTGGACTTCTATGTCGGGGGGTTAGTATTAGAAGCACTAAGAAAGCAGTTTAAATAACTTGACAAAACTTGACAAAATGAAAGTATCGGATGCAGAGTTTTGGAGTGAGCTAAGAAAGAATAAAGCACTCTATACAAGGACGGCAAGGTCGTTAGAATTAAAGTACAATATCACGTACACAAGACAAGCGGTAAAAGATAGAGCAGAAAAAGACTTAGACCAACTAAACGACATAGTAGAAGAAAACTTAGATGTAGCGGAAGAAGTCCATCATAATCTAATGATGAGCCAGGACGAGAAGATTCAGATTAAGGCAACGCAGTTTTATTTGAAGAACAAAGGAAAGGGTAGAGGGTATGTAGAGAAGCAACAAATCGAGATTAACGAACCGAAGCCGTTCAAATGGTTCGATGACGAAAACTAAGAAACGTAAGGACTCTAAAAAGAGAAAGAAACTTCGCAAGTTATTTAACGAAAGCGGGGTTGAGTTCTACGAACCAACTACGGGAGTTTTTAAAGTTAACGGGGTAACGTATTACCCAAAGGCAAAGAAGTATCAAAAGGAGGGTAAGTGGATTGGTGTCACTTGTATAGAAGATTTCATTGAGTTAGTTAAATGATGCAACCAACGACATATTACCAAGCTAAGAAGTCAAAGGCTAAAATACAAGTCCATCAAGGGGGTTCACGTAGCGGAAAGACCTTCTCACTTTGCCAGGTTTTAATTCAGCTTTGCTTTAGGAATAGGGGTGCGGGTATTGTTATCACGATAGTGCGTAAAACATTCCCCGCTTTACGTTCATCCGTTATGCGTGACTTTATGCAGATACTAACCGAAGGGGGGAACTATTACGAAGAACACCACAACAAAAGCAACGCGACCTATAACCTATTTGGAAACCTGATTGAGTTTATCAGCACCGACCAACCCCAAAAATTAAGAGGACGTAAAAGAGATATTCTATACGTAAATGAGGCAAACGAAATAACGTTGGAAGATTGGAGGCAGTTGCTACTTAGAACAACGGGTAGGATATTTATAGACTACAACCCTTCGGACGAGCATCATTGGATCTATGACCATATCTTAGAACGTGAAGACGTAGACTTCTTTCAAACCACATACTTAGATAACCCTTTCTTAGAGCAATCCGTTATAGACGAGATAGAACGCTTTAAAGAAACGGACGAAAACTTTTGGCGCATATATGGACTTGGTGAACGAGGGGTAAACGTGTCGGCTATATTCCCACAATGGCAAGTCGCTGACGCTATCCCTGAACGTGCCAAGCTCGTAGCATACGGATGTGACTGGGGGTTCACTAACGACCCCACCGCTATCGTTTCCGTATGGCGTGAAGACTATTCTTTATACATTCAAGAACACCTTTACAAGACGGGATTAACGAACCAAGATATTAGCAGAGAGTTAGACGATTTGCGATTGGATAGAACGCCCATTATCTGCGATAGTGCCGAGCCTAAATCTATCGAAGAACTACACCGATTAGGTCACAACGTTAAGCCATCCAAGAAAGGACCCGATAGCATCAGGTTAGGGATTGACATAATGAAACGTCACAAGCTATTCGTATTGAAGGATTCTTTAAACGCACAAAAGGAATTTAGGAATTACCGATGGGAGGTAGACCGTAACGGGGTGCAACTAAATAAACCAATAGACCACACGAACCATATTATCGATGCAGTCAGGTACGTATGTATCAACCGCATCGGAACTTCTTACTCAGGCAAATATTACATTTCGTGAATGAAATCACTTAATAGCATAACTAAAAGTGAACACGCACGTTTTACGCACGTTTCCCGTAAACCCGTACGATTCCCGTACAAAACCCGTAAACCCGTAAAATACCCGTAACCCCAGTAAAACCAAGCAACCCCGCAAACCCCGTAAATACCACCTTAAAAACCGCAAAATGAAAATAACCGTTCCCGATTCACTTGCAGACATAACCGTCAAGCAATACAAACTTTTAGCCGATTTAAAACTCGATGAGAAATCTACCGAGTGGATAGTGGAAGCTATTTGTATTATGTGCAATCTTTCCAAAGCCGAAACGAACCAACTCACTATTCCTGAGATGGAACGCATCAGCACCATTATAAGCCGCATAAATGACGCGGACGGACAAGATGAGAAGCTACTAACGAAATTGGATTACAAGGGAAAGCGGTATGGTTTCCACCCGAACCTATCGAAGTTAACGGTAGGGGAGTTTGCAGATTTAGAAACGTATTGCTCACAAGGTTTGTTCGATAACCTGGGTTATATTATCAGCATATTATACCGACCTATCAAAAACGAATCGGGGGATTTCTACACGATAGAATCGTACAAAGGTGACGGTGACCCCACGTATTGGGATGACTTGAAGATGGACGTAGTAATGGGAGCTATCAATTTTTTTTTGTCTATAGGCGTGATATTAACAAAAGATTTAGCCAACTCTTTAGTGGAGGGGGAGAGGGAAATCTGATAGCTGAGAAGTGGGGATGGTATTCTACTATCCATTTTCTTGCGGGTGGTGATCCCTTAAAAATAGAGGCGGCAACCGAGATAGAAATAGAATCGGCTTTTACATTCTTATCTTATGAACAAGACAACAGCCGAAAGGATAAAGCACCCGACGTAAACCAGTACCGATGAAATCATACAAGCAGATAGTTGAGCTTTTAGAAGACATAGAACAAAAGCACTTAATCCTTCAATCGTTTCACGCAGGACCTTTAGACCAGGTCGATATTGCGAAACTTGGACAACCTGATTATCCGCTTTTGTATTGTGAGATTATGGGGGTAACGATAGACAATTGGGTGCTAACATATGACATTGAATTGTTGGTAGCGGATATGATTCTGCCCGACTTAAAGAATAGAACGCAAGTGTATTCCGATACCCTTCAACTGCTTCACGATGTACTCGATATGTTTATTCAGTCATTAGCGAATAGCAACACAACGGTAGATAACGACTACAAGTTTGAACTACCCGCAACGTGTACACCTTTTACGGCACGATTCGATAACGAGTTAACGGGGTGGAGTGGTTCTTTCTCTATTGAGGTGTCAAACTCGAACAACCTTTGTATCGCACCTTATAGCTGATGTCTAAACCTACGATAGAAATAGGGGGTAAAACCTACCCAATGATCGTGACTGGGAAAC